TTTTTTAATCCCATCAACTGATTAAATGCATCATCAAAACCTAAGAAAAAAGGTTCTAATTGCATTTGTCGCATTAGTGAACTTACCATGTTTTCCTCCTTTTCAGCGAGTTATTTGATACCCCCCTTTTGGCAGGGTAACTATAATATTATACCAGTCTATCTTTGATTTGTCTAGCCTCTACTGGTATCAATTGACCCTTGTGTGCTGCGTGGATATCTTTTCTAACCCATGTCATGCCAAAGGGTTCTGATAGATTATTCTGTGCATCTCTTTGTGGAAGTCTTTCTGCTAATGATTGAAACGTTGGATCATCGCTTAAGTTAAGATAAGCATTATGATACCAAGGTAGATCATAAAATGCTGGAGAGTTTACCAACAACATTCCAGCAGTTGTCCAATGTTCTTGTATTGGTGGATCTTGACTAATTACTTTACCAGATAGTCCATAATCAGGTACGTTAACACCAACTAATGGCCTATCAACCTCTAATAATTTTTCAACTATAGTAGCATTTAATGTTGTATCGGAATCTACATATAAAACTGCTTGATAATTTATTACCCCTTGATTTAATTCTGTGCAGTCTTCTCCCCAATGGTGACCAGCAGTTATTCTAGCCCTTTGGGCAAACTCTCTAATAAGATTACGACCAGTTTCAATTCTTATCCACCTATTGTATGATGTTACTTTAGGTTGCATATCGTTAATAGTATATGTCCAGTAGTCTCCATTAACTTCTTTTAATGCTGCAATAACAGAGTTAAATGGCTCCAATCCTCTTTCATCTAATTCAAATGCTGCAAACCATTTAGCGTTAGGAAACTTTTGAATTATATTAATCCTATCTTCAATCCACGTCATATGTTCGCTTCTATCACACTTCCAAGCAACTAAGGGTGTTCCTATAACAAAATGTTTTTCATAATCAATTGGCTTCAACATAATTATCCTTTATTTCTTCTATATAGTCTGAACATATACCAAAGTATCCTAGATCTTTAATATACTTTGTACCTTGATTTTTTTCTGGCAACACAAGAATAGAACAATCAGAAACTTTTGGAGTGCCAGGGTATCCCCAAACAAATCCTTTGCTAGTCATAGTATAATCATCCATATTATGAAAGAAACAATGTAAATCGTTTTCTATACAAGTTTCTAAAGATCTATAGTCTTTACAATGAATCCAAAGTTTATCTTTTCTTTCTTTTAACCATTGTAAATCTACAAAATGATCTGGATCATCATGACCTAAGTATAATTGTCCAAGATTAGTTCTTAAATCTATTTCTACTTCATACCCTGCAAAAATGGCTGCATCAATATAGAATGGGTTATTCTCATCTCTTGATACTGGACCATTTAAATTGCCACGGTGTGATATGTATTTCATTTTTCAGTCTGAACCCAAATCCATTGACGATGGTTGTCTCCAGGGCCAGTTGGTCTAAGATCAGATTTATAATTTTTAAAACCTATCTTATTAATTAAATCATCTTTTAATTCTTCTTCATCAGTAATGCTTACATCTGCATGACCGTTTGTACTTGCTGCTTCATAAACATTGTCATAATATTTTGCGGTAGGAATTCCTTCTTTACCACCATATCCCATTTGGAAACAAAGTTTTCCACCTGGTTTTAGCACTCTGTATGCTTCTTTTAATATATTAAATCTAATTTCATGAACACAAATATGTTGAAAGCAAATAACTGCAAACATAACATCATATACATTGTCTTCAATCATTGATAGATTATCTCCAGATGTATGATATAGATTGGGAATAGGAATGTTGTTATATTCTAAATTTACCTTTGACTTTTCTAGATTGATGTTAGATATGTCTACCCCATCAATCCTTTTAAATCTATCGTTAAATTTAACTAAGTTTCTACCTGGACCACATCCGTAGTCAAGGGCAACCATGTCAGTTGTATCAAAATCTTTAAAAAGATATGTGTCGTAATCTTCCCAATCATTGTGAGCATCGTATGATCCAACAACTGGGTCTTTAAATTGCAAACTCCATACAGCAGCATATTGATCATAATATTTGTTTTGCATATTTAGATAGTCTTGTTTATTTCTATTCATTTGTTGTTCTCCAAGTAGTAGTTTAAATCTTCAGGGGTTCCTATACCCCACATTTTTTCTATTTCCTTTACCCTTATCTTCTTACCATCTTCAATCGCTTGATTGAAAACAGGACAAACGTAAAATTCATTATTAGTTCTTATATCTTTTTGTATCATATCTTCAGCATATTTTACATAATCTGATCCATGCTTCCAATAATATATACCAACTGTTGCGTTATCCGATATAGGATTCTTTTCTGCTACTTCTGATACAAAGCCATTGTCACCAATCTTTGCATAAGACCATTTAGGATGTGTAGCCTTAAATGTTAAGATGCCGCCATCTATTTCATCTGCATCAAAAGCATAAAGACACTCATTACTGTTCCACTCTACAATCTGATCAGAGTTTGCAATTAACAAAGGCTCGTCACTATTTATATATTCTTTTGCTAACAGAGTTGTTACTGCAGCACCCTCCGTGATGCCATTGATTGTTACAATGTCACATCCTGGTTTTATTAAGTTTAACACTTGCTTTAAATTATATTTATGAAAATGTTCTTCTTGAACTATAAATACATAATGGGCATCTATATTTAAATTGTCTACTACAACTTGAATCATTGGCTTACCATTAACTTCAATCAATGGTTTAGGGAAGGTGTATCCTGCTTGTGCAAATCTAGATCCAGCACCAGCCATAGGGATTAAGACATTCATCTTTTCATTTTTCCAAGGCACTTCTTTTTTTCCCTTCAATTGGAATCTATCTATCATACCAAAAAACTTATCCTTATCTAAGTCATCTGCATCTTTAATGCCGTATAAGTGCCCTCCAGAGGCTATAGCACCCTGTCTACCAATATGTGAGTCTTCTACTATGATGGTGTTTTGAGGCAAAGCATTTAATGCTGTCATACATTTCCAATACATTTCAGGGTATGGTTTATGATGCTTTACATCTTCATTGCTAACTATATATTCAATATATCCTAGTACTCCAATGGCATTTAATGCTGTTATGATAGTCTCTCTAATTGAATTACTTGCTACCGCAATTTTCCATCCATCTTTCTTTAACTTTTTTATTATAGATATTGCTGTTCTATTCTCTGAAAGTTTTTGTAGTATATCTATTGTTTGTCTTTGTTTTTCTTTCCATACCTGGTCGTGATACTCTACTGGAAGCCCTTTTAATTCTGTTAACATTTTTAATTTCATAGTAGTTCCAAGGCCATCATATTTTGATAGATGCTCTTCTCTAGTAACAACAAACTTAGGATTAATTTTTATTAAAGCACTATTTAGTGCGTCATAATGAACATCTCTAGAGTCAATTAAAACTCCATCAAGATCGAATATAACTAATTTATTATCGTACATTGGCTGGCTTCGGTCCCGCATGTCTATGCCATTTGTTATGTCTAACAATAGCACCTCCATTGCATTTCATTACATACTTATTTCTAACTCTCATTGACCACTCAACATCTTCCTCTTGATTCCAAAGAAGTTCTTCGTTTAATGGCTCTTCTATCATGACGTGCTTCTTGACTATAAAAAACCCACCAGAAATATACATATATTGAGTTTGAGACCAATCTCTATAGTCTAGTGACCACGCTCTTCCATAACCTGGCTTGTCCCATAATGACCAATCCATAGGATTACGCATGCCTGTAATTAAAAATTGTGGACAAGAACAAATATCCCACTCTGTTCCAAACTCTTTAAAACTTGTATACCAATCTACATCAAACTTATTATAATCATGCATAACTACAACGTTGTCATATTTTGCATTTTGAACAAGAATATTTTTCTTTTTAGTTATCCATAAAGGTTTTTCATTTTCATCAAAATCTATTTTACGAATATCATTTCCTTCGATACCAGAACTATCTCCACCGCCAACAAAAAGAATTTCATACTCTGGAATATTCATTCTTCTAATGCTATCTATAATATCTAAAAGTCTTTCTTTATCTTCGTATACCGTTATTATTCCAAATGTCCATTGGATATCACTCATGATCAAATCCTGTTGCTATAACAGTAACTCTAATTTCATCACCTAAGTTTTCATTTAAAACTGTTCCAAAAATAATGTCTGCATCTTCATGTGCTTGACTTGATACAACTGATGCAATTGTATTTACTTCTTGCATAGTAATGTTAGATGATGATGCTATTGAAAGCAATACACCTTTTGCACCTCTTAAGTCAATATCTAATATAGGACTTGACGTTGCAAACTTTGCTGCAATGTCTGCACGATCTTTACCTGATCCAGAACCTAAGCCCATAAAGGCTGTTCCAGCATTCTTCATAACACGCTTTACGTCTGCAAAATCTACGTTAATAAATCCAGGAGTAGTAATCAAGTCAGTTATAGCAGCAATGCCTTTTAATAAAACCATGTCAACTTCTGCAAAAGCATCTACCATTGATACTCTTGGATCTAACATTGATAATAAGTTATCATTAGGTATTGTAATAATAGTATCTACATTAGATTTTAATTTTTCTATACCCGCTAATGCATTTTTCATTCTATTATTACCTTCAAATGCAAATGGTGTTGTAACAATACCGATAGTTAAGGCTTCTGCTTCTTTTGATGCTTTAGAAACAACTGGAATACTTCCTGTTCCTGTTCCTCCACCCATTCCAGCAGTTAAAAATACTAAATCTGATCCCATTACTAAGTCTTTTATGTCTTCATAATTTTCTTCTGCAGCAAGTCTTCCTTGTTCTGGATCAGCACCTGCACCTAAACCTTTAGTAACATTACGACCAATGTCTAATTTAATATCTGATGGACTTGTCAATAGTGCTTGTGCATCTGTATTTAGTGCAATAAATTCAACACCAGTTAGTCCTATGTCTATCATTCTATTAATAGCGTTTACTCCGCCGCCGCCGCAGCCAATTACTTTAATGTCTATTAAGTTGCTCACTATTGTTTATTTCTTTTTGCTAATAATGCTGGAAAGTCTTTTACTTTGGTGTCTCCCATATAGCCCCAAGCATATCCTTCATCAATCATCATTTGATTTAAGGACTTATCAAAACCTTTAATGTGTAGATCTCCAAGGATACGACCATATTTTTCTGTAGAGTCTGGCTTTTGTGTTTTAATAATAATGTTTTCTGCACCTTCAAGTTTTTTCTTTAGCCATTCTTTTGACTCTAGTCCTAGTTCTTTTTCTTTTAAGTCTGTTGTGCGAGATTCTGGAGTATCAATACCTGCAAGGCGGACACGTTGGAAATAAGAAACATTAAAGCCCAAATCAATATCAACATCGATGGTGTCCCCATCTACTACTTTATAAACTTTCTTTACATGGTATTCGTACATAGTAATATTATACCTTATCCTTTGATTGAAACTTAAAATCAGATCTTACATAGTCTTGTATCTTTCTGGCATATTCTTTACCCCGCAAATCATCCATAAAGGTCACAATAGCCTCTGCCATTTCAAAAGGCTTTATGTGATACTTTACGTCTTGTAAATGCTCTATTAATTCTGCAAGTTCATTGACACGATAATCCTTATGCTTACGAATCTGCACTTGCTGTAGACCTTTTAAGTTGTCCTGTTCTTACTCCGTGCTTATAGGCTAAGTTAGCCGCTTTTCTACGAGCCTTACGAGCAGTGCGTTTTTTAATTGCATCCCATGCAGCAGCCTTATCTGGTCTTTTAATTAAGTTGTAACCACCACGACTTTTACCTGTAGCACCAACATTAGGTTCTTTAGGATTTTGTTTTACAGCCTTGCCGTTTGATCTGTTAGTATTTTTATCAGATGTTTTCTTTTGTGCCATTATTCTCCTTATTTTTTAACTTTAACAGATGTTGTTTCTTTTTTACTATCTTTATAAATATCTATTTTGCAAGTTCCAGTTTTTATAATTAATACTGAGTTACCTTTTATTTTACAAATGTTTTTAGTTTTAGATACCTTTTTAAATTCTTTTAAGTTTTCTGTTAATTGTATTTTACGATATTTTGACTTTTTATTAGTAACTATGTTTTGTTTTTTTCCTAATGTTGCACTTGATTTTTTAGCCATAATTTCTAGATTTTGACTATAATTATATGCCAGTAATTCTTTTAATAAGTCTGCTGCTTCATCAATAGTTAACTCTGGATTATTTAGCATATAAGTATCAAGTCCTGGAATTATTACAGGCTGTACTAATACTCCATTTTTGATAGTTCCTTTTTGATAAACATCCGAAAATGGTTCGCAAGTAGGACAACTTCTATCTAAAGTAAATTCATTAGACGATTCATCGTAACTTCCCCAAGATCCTCCTGGGTGTGTTCCATCTGATTTTGCTGGTAACTGTCTAACTATCTTCATATTAGCCCAGGGAGTATCTGATGGCATACTACCACCCCATTGTCCATCTTCTCCACATACTGAATTTGTGCATATAATTATACCTTGTACGATTCCGCCATTATCTACAACTGCCCAACCACTTTCAGCGTCCCATCCAGAATTATCAACAACTTCTTCTGCAAATGATGGTGAAGCAATTAAAGATAATATTAGTGATAGTATAATTTTTTTCATACATTTTCCTTATCTAATGGAGTTGGGGCGGTAATTAAAGTACCACATTCTGCACATTCTGAGTCTAGCAAATATTGCTCTATATTATATTCTTCATCAAACGTAACTAAAACTTTAAATATGTTAGTACCACAAATTGGACATACGCTTGTTGGTATTCCTCTTGCGTTTAGCGACATACTTCTTCTTTCTTAAATACTCGTAAATTCCTGGTTCTGTAAATACCATCATACCTGAAAACAAACCCATTGTCAATAATAATTCCCAAGTCAATTTATTTTCTAGTATCAGACCAAGAAGCCCAATTTACATTGGAAGTCTTAATCTTATCCCCAAATGACATACCACAAGTACAAGCAATATCTTTTAATCTTTTACATTCTTGACAATAGTTGGAATCTGACATAGTATAATTATACCCCTTT